AGGTGTAGACTTTGATTCTGAGGATCTGTATCGCGAGAAAGTATCTGTCATCAAGGAAAACTATTTCCCTAAGACACCTAAGCAATCTCCAGAAAAGATGCTCGTTGAGGAAAGCGGTACTAATCCTGCTGCCTTCGTCGATAACAATACTATGATGTCCAAATACGTTGATGTTCTTTCAAGATCCATCAAAACACGTTAAATTATAAATATATAACATTTCCCAACAAAAGGAGAACAGGTAATGTACCTATCAGAATCAATTCAAAAGAAGTGGGGTGCCATTCTAGAGCACGCCGATCTTCCTGAGATCAAAGACAACTATAAGAAGACTGTTACAGCCATTCTTCTAGAGAACCAAGAGAAAGCTCTTCAAGAAGAGCGTTCAATGCTTGCCGAGCTAGCACCTGCCAATAACATTGGTGACGGTACTGCTGGTGTTGCTAAGTACGACCCGATCATGATCGGTTTGGTACGCCGTGCGATGCCTAACTTGATGGCCTATGACATCTGCGGTGTTCAGCCAATGACAGGTCCAACAGGTTTGATCTTCGCTATGCGTTCCACATATGGTAACACACGTACTGTTGCAAACGGTACTGAAGCATTGTTCAACGAAGCGAATACACAATTCTCTTCTTCAACATATACTTCTGCACTAGACACATCTGGTACACCTTACGAAGGTACTCACACAGGTACTAACCCTGTTGATGGTACTTACACAACAGGTAAGGGTATGACAACAGCTGAAGCTGAAGCATTGGGTGATTCTACATCTAATAACTTCGGTCAGATGGGCTTCTCAATTGACAAGACTACTGTTACAGCTCAGTCTCGTGCATTGAAAGCTGAATACACGCTTGAACTTGCTCAAGACTTGAAAGCAGTTCACGGTCTTGACGCTGAGTCAGAATTGTCTAACATTCTTTCACAAGAAATTATGTTTGAAATTAACCGTGAAGTTGTTCGTACAATTTACACAGTTGCTAAGCCAGGTTCTCCTGCTACTGCTACTGCTGGTACATTCAACCTAGACGTCGACTCTAACGGTCGTTGGTCTGTTGAGCGTTTCAAAGGTCTATTGTTCAACATCGAACGCGATGCTAACCACATCGGCCAAGACACACGTCGTGGTAAAGGTAACTTCATCGTTTGCTCTGCTGACGTAGCTTCTGCATTGGCAATGGCTGGTGTATTGGATTACGCTCCTGCATTGTCTACAAACTTGAACGTTGACGACACAGGTAACACTTTCGCTGGTGTATTGAACGGTCGTTTCAAAGTTTATGTTGATCCATATTCTGCTAACCTAGGTGCTGCTTCTCAGTTCTACGTTGTTGGTTACAAAGGTACATCACCTTATGATGCTGGTATTTTCTACTGCCCTTACGTTCCTCTACAAATGGTTCGTGCAGTTGATCCTAACAGCTTCCAGCCAAAGATCGGCTTCAAGACACGTTACGGTATGATTGCTAACCCTTACGTTACAACTTCCGCTTCCGGTGCAGCTGATGCTTCTACATTCACTGCTAACCGTAATCAGTACTATCGTCGTACTAAAGTTACAAACTTGATGTAATCAAGAAGCCGTCGACAAGAACGGTACTTAAAAGGGCTCTTCGGAGCCCTTTTTTTATGCATATAAATATTGGTAGAGGAACAAATAATGTATACAGCCAATCTTTCAACCTTATTAAGTGAAGTAAGTAGTATATCTACAACACCTGTAGCTAACTACCTTAGACCGAACGCTTTTAGATTTTCTATTAAGAATCTACCGAGCGTGGCCTTTACGTGCCAGTCGGCTAATTTACCGTCACTCGCATTAGGTTTTGCGACACAACCTACACCATTTTTAGATATCCCACACGTTGGTGATAAAAATATGTTTGGTGATTTTACAATTCGGTTTCTTATTACCGAAGATATGTCAAATTATATAGAATTATATGAATGGTTAGTGGCTTTAGGCTTTCCGACCGACTATAATCAATATAGAAATTTTACTGGTGATCGGTTAAATAGATTTCCCTTTGTTAAAGATGCCTCAGGTGCACCAATTGCAGTAGCGTATTCTGATGCAACATTAACTATTTTGGATAGTAACAACGTACCGAAGACTAATATTAACTTTAAAGATGCTTTCCCGGTCTCCGTAGAAGCTCTTGACTTTGATATAACTTCTTCCTCAGTTGAGTATTTCGTAGGTATCGCTTCATTTAAATATAAACTATTTGATATTGAAGTATTATAATTCTTTTTTGGAGCTAAATTATGGCAACTAAGCAAGTTCAACTTTCCGTTGATGAGATTCGTAAAAATAAATTCTTTATCGCTACTCCCTGTTACGGTGGTCAGCTAAACGAGCCGTACTTCCGTTCAGTCATCAAGATGATGACATTCTTTAACGGTCATCAAATCCCTCTAGCATTCGGTACTATTGCTAACGAGTCCTTGGTTACTCGTGCACGTAATGTATTGGTAGCTTATTTCCTTGCATCTGATTATACACATTTGTTGTTTATCGATGCCGATATCGAGTTCCAGACAGAAGACGTCTTAAAGCTTTACGCTCACAAGAAAGACGTTGTCGTTGGCGCATATCCTAAGAAAGGTGTTGCATGGGATCGTATTCGTGGTAACTTGCTTGCCCCGGAGAATAAAGATAAGCCTATGACCGATCGTGAGATCGCTGCATACGGTTCTGACTATGCTGTTAACTTTAAGTTTGTTAACAAAGAGACTAAGACTATTGGTGTTGAAAACGGTCTGGTTAAATTGCATGATGCCGGTACTGGTTTCATGATGATTAGTCGTGAAGCTATCCTTAAGATGATTAAGGCGTACCCAGAACTTAAGTATAACAACGATGTTAACATTGCTAATGCAGATCTAAAAGATCACTTCTATGCATTGTTCGATACAATGATCGACCCTGTTGATCGTCGTTACTTGTCTGAAGACTACACCTTCTGCCGCCGCTGGCAAGAAATTGGTGGTGATATTTGGCTTGATCCTTCTATCTCTCTTAACCACTACGGTCACTTCTGCTTCCAGGGTAACCCTGAAGCCATTATCAGCTTCGGACCTCCACCAGAGCCAGAGAAGCCTGCTGAAACACTTACACTAGAGTTACCAGAGTAAGTTTAACTTTATATTATGAAACTAAGTGAAGTACAAGAGGAGTGGAAAAAAGACGCTCCTATTGACGAACTGAATCTCGGGCACGAAGCTGCCCGGGTTCCTATTCTCCATGCCAAATACCTTGAAGTTCTATCTAGAACTAAGTTACAACTTCGCAAAGCCGAATCTGATTACTTTAACACCAGACGAAAGAAGTACAAATACTTCAGAGGTGAGATGACCAGACAGGAATTGGAAGACGAGGAATGGGTTCAGTATCAAGGTAATAAACCTCTTAAGAACGAGATGGATGAGTTACTCCAATGCGATGAACATCTTATTTCACTCGAAGATAAAGTAGAGTATTTTAAGACAATGATTTACACGCTTGAACAAATTATTAGATCTCTTAATTCAAGAACCTGGGATATTAAATCAGGTATTGAGTGGTCTAAATTTACAAACGGTATGATGTAATGAGTAATATAACTGTAAAATTTAATCCAATGTCAACAGAGACAGTTGGGTTTGTTACATGTAATCTACCTGACGATATATTGGAAGTTCTGAATGCCGAAGTACAGGCAATGATTGATACAGACTTCAAGCAAGCAAGCACATACAACACCGGACTGGTTGGGGCGATAGAAAAAGAGTTTGTTATAACTAAGAGTGTTGATAAACTAAATAAATTCTTTAATGCAGTTATACCAGAGTACTGGAAATTACAAGGTAAAAAAGAAGAATCGCAAATCCTGTATCAAATAAGTTTTAATTCTTTAAAAAATGTTCCAGATGTTTGGGTTAACCTGCAAAAAAAATATGAATATAACCCACTTCATTCACACGGTGGCGCGCTAAGCTTCATAGTATACTTAAAGATACCGTATGACCTTGATACTGAAGTCTTGTTACCTCATGTTAGAACACATAAACTAGCACCCGCTCTCACGTTTGTATACCCTAGCATTAGAGGTTCAAATTCCGTAGCGTTAGATTACCGTGTACATATTGATAAGGATTGGGAAGGTACAATGATCATATTTCCTGCATGGCTTAATCACATGGTAACCCCCTTCTATACGAGTGATGACTATAGAATTTCAGTAGCCGGTAATCTTTCACCTGTACATTTTAATGGCTGATATTTTAATTAAAAAGAAAAATGATGTGTACTTAACTGTACATTCGGATCCTTCTATAGGGCAGGAACTGGTCGATCATTTCTCTTTTGATGCACCAGGAGCTAAATTTCACCCCCTATTCCGTAACAAGGTTTGGGATGGTAAGATCAGACTCTTTTCTATGTTCACTAAAGAGTTGTATGTCGGTCTTAAGAGCTACCTAGAACACTTTGCTGAAGTTAATCAGTATACGATTGATTATTCAGAATATATTCATACAGCAGATACTATTACACCTGAAGAAGTAAAGGAGTTTGTCGATGCCCTTAATCTATCCTTACCAGACAACGGAGCAGTTAGAGAATACCAACTCGACGCCATCTTCCGTGCAATTTCTGATGGAAGGAGGCTCCTGCTCAGCCCGACAGGGTCCGGAAAATCCCTCATCATTTATTGTCTCCTTAGATGGAATCAGCGAGTCGGTCGTCGTCAACTTATCCTTGTACCGACAACTTCTCTCGTGGAACAAATGTACGCAGACTTCCAGTCGTACTCGCAAAACAACGGGTGGAAAGCGTCCGAGTGCTGTTCGAAAATCTACTCCGGTCATTCGAAAGAAAATCTAAACGAGATCGTTATTTCAACGTGGCAGTCGGTTTATGAATTACCTAAAAAGTTTTTTGAAAACTTTCAAGTTGTTTATGGAGATGAAGCACATACCTTTAAGGCAAAATCACTAACTGGTATCATGCATAAGATGGTTAATACACCTTATCGTATTGGTACAACAGGTACGCTTGATGGAACCAAGACTCATAAACTGGTACTAGAAGGTCTATTTGGTTCTGTTTATAAGGTAACATCTACTAAGCAATTGATGGATAATGATCAATTAGCAGAACTAAAGATCTTCGGATTAGTACTTCAGTACCCTGATGATGTTAAGAAGGCTTGTAAAGATAACAAGTATCCAGATGAGATGGATTTCCTCTGTAGCTATGAACCTAGAAATAAGTTTATTCGTAATCTTGCTCTAAATCAAACAGGTAATTCACTGGTACTGTTCCAGTATGTTGAGAAGCATGGCGCTATTCTTTTTGATATGATTAAGGTTAAGGCCGGCGATAGAAAAGTATTCTTTGTCTTCGGTGGCACTGAGACAGCCGATAGAGAAGATATTCGTCGTATCACAGAAAAAGAAAACGATGCTATCATCGTTGCCTCCTACGGTACATTCTCCACAGGCATAAATATTAGAAACCTTCACAATATCATTTTTGCATCCCCTACTAAATCCAAAATTAGAAACCTACAATCAGTAGGTCGTGGTTTAAGAAAAGGTGATGATAAGACACATTGTAACCTTTATGATATTGGTGATGATCTTACTTGGAAAGCAAGAAAGAACTATACATTATTACATATGATTGAACGTATTAAAACATATAATGATGAGCACTTTGACTACAAATTAGTAAAGGTATCTCTTAATGTACTGTAAGTTTTTAAAATTAACCAGCGGTGAAAACCTAATCGTCTCTACAGAAGATGAATGTGTTGAGTTGGTTGATAAAAAGTATATTGAAGTCTCTGAGCCTGTAGAGATACATGCTATGAAGATGCCTTACGCTGGTGGCGTTATTGAGTCTTATATTATGCAGCCCTGGCTTAAAATGTCAGCAAAAGAAGTACTGAGAATTCCTGCACATAACATTCTCGTTGCAACCAACGTAATGGAAAAGGCAGAGTCTCAATATAAGCAATTCATATTAGAGTATGATCAGCTAGCGTTAGCAACTGATGATGATATTGAAAAAGCTTTAACAAGCGACGATGATTTAACTGAAGACGGAATTGAAGAGGAAGATTATGATAGTTGGACAGATAGTGGAGACCGTACCTACCACTGAGAAGAAAGCTCCTGCCCATTACGTTGACAATAAGAAGTTTTTTGAAGCTTTAGTTGAGTATCGTAAGAAGGTCTTGGAGGCTCAGGAGAAGGGTCTAGAGAAACCTAGAGTTACAGAATATATTGGTGAATGCTTTCTTAAGATTGCCACACACCTTTCGTATAAAGCTAACTTTATTAATTACACATTCAAAGACGATATGATCTCTGATGGAATTGAAAACTGCTTGACTGCTGTTGAGAAGTTTGATCCTGAACGAGGTATGAATCCTTTTGCTTACTTCACACAGATTACTTTCTTTGCATTTGTAAGACGTATTCAGAAAGAAAAGAAACAACAGGCAACCAAGTACAAATTACTTGAGAATATCGATATTGATATGATATTAGCACATTCAGAAGGTAACGAAGAATTTGCTAATTCCTTAGTAGAAATGGTAAGGAAACAAGTAGATAACATCGATATTGATAAGAGAACGGTAAAAAAAGCTAAGAAAAAAGAAGTTTCTGACGAAGGAACACTTGACATAGAGTAAGGTATATACTATAATAGGTTTATGCCTGTTAAAGTTTATTATTATACCAGAGATAAAGACGGTTACGACTCAGAGGATAAAACCTATGAGAGTCATGAGGAAGACCTTTACTTGTGGCAGCATATTAATAATGCTCGCAAACAAGCCGGGGTTCCTCGTGAACGTTTCTTTATCATTAACACATCGTGTTCCCCACGTAAGAAGCCAACTTGGATTAATCCTGATTGGCCTCTTGCACCTTTCCCTAAATTGAAAAAAGCAAAGCTGGCTTTCGGTAGATATGTTATCGAAAAACCTCCCGAGCCAGTTGATCCAGATTATGATTAGCCTATATAATGGATCGTGCCCTTCCACGTACAACTAGGAGTTTAAAATGATCAACTTCGATCAACCTGATGCCAACTGGCATGCGCGTATTTCCTTCATCAAGAGTGCTATCAGAATCGCAGCTGGTATCTCACTCATCTGGCCACAAAGCTTAGTCTTAGCTGGCATCTTCCTAATCATCGCAGAAATCCTCGGTATTGCAGAGGAACTTGTCTAATGACACAGGTAGTATACCTTGGGTACTGGGATAATAGCTTTGGATTAGATATTGAACCGTTAGAAGATCATATTAACAAAAATATTTTGATTCAAAAAGATGATAAGCGAACTTTAATTCAAGCGTGCCCGGCTTTTAACAACTATATAAAAAATGTTTTTGTTGTTAGATCGACCTTTCAGTATGGTATAGAATGGACCAAAGAACACTTCGAATCCTCTTATTATGACCAGCAATTTTTTGAATCTTACATATTACCGAGAAGTAACAGTACAGGGGTTGTAAGTTTTAGACCCCCTCTACCAGTTTTTATTTCTGAATCTAACGATCTTACTATATCTCAAGAAAGTGCGTATCTACACGATAACGATATAACTCGGCTATGCTATACGATACCTGGTACCTTTAATATTGGTAAACATTTTCCACGGTCACTTGAACTAGCATTAAAGTTTAAACAACCTGGGTTAATTAAAATTGACGAAGGTGATGCTCTTTACTATGTAAGATTTCATACCAATGAAGATATAGTATTCAAAAAATTTATTATTACTGATGATTTTAAGAAGTTTATAAAAGCAAATCTAGGAGACATCAGGCAATATACAAAAGGGTTTAAAACTCTTGAATGGTGGTATGATCTTGTTTCTAGACATAAATTTAAGAAATATTTTTTAAAATATATTAAACAAAACTTATTATAAAGGTAACTATGGCTAAATTAAAAGTAGCAGAATTATTCTATTCAATTCAAGGGGAAGGTCGCTACATGGGCGTACCTTCTGTATTCCTTCGCACCTTTGGTTGTAACTTTAAGTGTGAAGGCTTCGGTATGCCGAAAGGACAAAAGAGTGAAGAATACCTTAATGTCGATCCTGAAAAATATCAATCTTACAACCTTCTTCCGCTCGTTAGTACTGGCTGTGATTCATATGCTAGTTGGGATCCTCGTTTTAAGCATCTATCTCCCGTTTTGGATACTGATTCGGTTGCCGATGCTATTGTGGATACTCTACCGTACAAGGGGTGGAAAGACGAACATCTTGTAATCACTGGCGGTGAGCCTTTGCTTGGATGGCAGCGTGCATACCCTGACTTGCTTGAACATCCAAAGATGAAAGCATTGAAAGAGATCACATTTGAGACTAACGGTACTCAAGATCTTAGTGTTGAGTTCTTTGATTATCTCGATCGCTGGGGCTGGGGTCACCCAGGTAACTTCGATCGTCAATTGACCTTTTCTGTATCACCTAAGCTATCAGTATCTGGTGAGACATGGGATGATGCAATCAAGCCAGAAATTGTTGCACGATACGGTAACGTAGGTTATGTCTATCTTAAGTTTGTCGTAGCGTCACAAGAGGATGCCGATGAAGCAGAGAAAGCAGTTGAAGCCTATCGCGATGCTGGCTTCATGGGTCCGGTATACTTGATGCCTGTTGGTGGTGTGGAATCAGTATATCATCTCAATAATCGTGCAGTGGCAGAACTTGCTATGAAGAAGGGTTATCGTTATAGCGATCGATTACAGGTACCGTTGTTTAAAAACGAATGGGGTACGTAATATGAATGTTTACTGGGGTAATATTGCAGAAGAAGGTAAGATAAACTCAAAGCTTACACTTCTGTGGGACGAACCGGTACCTTTAAAGAAGCATTTATCAGATGTATACATGGAATTTTTTAAAAATGTAGCATCTAGTCAACATTTGTTACGGTGCCCGTCTATTAGAGAAGAAATAAAAAATACTTTCGTTATTTCTTCACCTATTGATATTACTATTAACTGGGATGGTTCACATACAAGCTCACCAGATTATGATCAACGGTTCTTCGATGAAATGTTTCATATTAAGCCGTGTCTTGATGGAACGGAAAGTAGATTAATGAGCATTCTACTTCATTTGGTCTTCTTTGCAGATAAAAAATGTGATGTATCGATGCTTCCAGCATATTTTTCAGATACTGAATTTCAGAGAAGTACTATGTTTCCTGCAGGTAGGATGGATTTAAACTCCTGGTTTAGACCGCTAGATATAATGTTCTTTAGACATAAGAATATACCAGTGGTAATAAAGAAGGGAGATCCGCTATACTATTTGAAATTCCATACAGAAGAAGATATTAACTTTAACAGATTTGAAGTTAAACGTGAAATAATAACTTTACTCGAACATAGTGCATCTATCAGACAGTATACCAATATACTTAATATGGAAAGTATATATTCAATCTTTAATAAGAGTAAGATACGTAATAGAATTTTAAAGCTTATTAAACAAAATTTATTTTAACTGAAAGGACTAAAATGTCATTACAAGCCGGAAAAACAGATGCCGAACTAGGCTATAAAGTAGAAGAATATTTGATCTCTAAAGGTGTACAGACGCCTGTAGTATTGGATAGACTCGGGGTTAAGGATGAGCGTAAGATTGCAAAGATTGAAAAAAACTTTGCAACTATTATGGAGACCCTTGGTCTTGACTTGACCGATGACTCACTGATGGATACACCTAAGCGTGTAGCTAAGATGTTTGTACGAGAAGTGTTCTGGGGTCTTAAGCCAGAGAACTTCCCTAAGTGTACAGTCATCGATAATAAAATGGGCTACGATGAGATGGTAATCGAGAAAGACATTACTGTTATGTCTAACTGTGAGCATCACTTTGTAACTATTGATGGTAAGGCTCACATCGCCTATATTCCTAAAGATAAAGTATTAGGTCTATCTAAGATGAACCGTATTGTAGAATACTTTGCCCGTCGCCCTCAGGTACAAGAACGTATTGCCGAGCAAGTATACCATGCATTGAGTTTTATTCTTGGTACTGAAGATGTAGCTGTTGTTATTGAAGGTACGCATTACTGTGTTAAGTCACGTGGTGTGGAAGATCATAACTCATACACGTTGACAGCCAAGCTTGGTGGCTGCTTCAAGAACGAGCCTGATTGTCGTGCTGAATTTATGTCATTGATTAGAAAATAAAAAAATGCTATTACCTGTAGTGTTTGATAATATAGTTCCAAAAGAGGAACAGGATCGACTGGAGAATCTTATATTATTAAACAGTAATTTTCCATGGTATTATATATCCGATGTAACTATAAACACGGATAAAGAATTTAATCCTGGCTTTTCTCATATTGCATTTTCAAACACTACAGGTGCAAATTCGTTCGTTTGTGACGATTTGATTAAAGTCTTAAATGCTATTGCTTTAGAATTAAAGATTAATATTAAAGAGTTGATACGAATACGTATTGGGTTAAATCTTCCAAATAATACTGGTCGCGATAAAGTAAATACCCCTCATATAGATTTAGACACCCCTCATATAACAGCGTTGTATTATTTAAATACCACATGTGGAAGTACAGTTCTTTATGATAGGAAATATGGGGATAGCGAGGATAATACAGATATAATGCTAACAGTTAAGCCTAAAAAAGGAAGAGTACTTGTATTTGACGGTCAACAATTTCATTCTAGCTCCTCATCGCCGAACGAAACAAGAGTTGTCGTTACATTTAATTTCATTATATAATATACACAAACAACTTAATTTAAATATGACTTGGTATAAAAACTCAGAAGGTCGGTATGGAGCTAGAGGAGCTAAGGGTGACCTAGGTGAAACTATTGTAGCTGAATACTGCAAGAACAACAGTATCTTATTCGAGGATAAGAATGATATTAATAGTCAGGTAAATTTAAAAATCGATTGTGTCATTGATGGTATTCCTGTAGATGTTAAGTCAAACTTTTACAAGGGCCTTCTTTGTGTAGAGTTGTATACAAGAAAAAACGGAGCAGGGTGGATTTATACTACCTCAGCTGAACAAATATACGGGGTAGATGTGGATACTAAATCTATTTTCCGTTATAATATAAAAGATATGTTATCTTACGTAAATAAAAACAAAACCCGCGCAAAGAGGAATGATAAAGGGGATGTTCTTATGTGGGTACCTATTACAACAAATATTATTGAGAAACTACAATGAAAATTAGCCATGAATCCCCGCTTTGTCTTCTTGATCAGTCTCGTAATTATAACGATTACGACTACGCTCTTGTCCACTTGTTCGAGACCGAGCCAACCTATTACCAATTCTTCAAAGAATCTCTAGCACAAGGCCGTCATGTCTTGCTAGATAATTCTATTTTTGAACTTGGTACTGCTTTTGACACCGATCGTTACGCCCATTGGATTAAAGAACTACAACCTACAGAATATATTATCCCTGATGTGCTTGAAAACGCTCTTGGTACAATGGACAATGCTTTTGACTGGAAGGAAAAATATTCCGATCTACCTGGTAGGACTATTGGTGTTGTACAGGGTAAGAGTTATGAAGACTTAGTTCAATGCTATGACTATCTAGATAATGTGATCGGGGTGGATAAGATTGCTATTTCATTTGACTACTCGTACTACCTCGAGGTTTGTCCTCATCCGAACAAATGGATGGGTTATGTGTTAGGTAGGGTACAAACTTTAACAAGACTATTAAAAGATGGTGTTATCAATACTAAAAAGCCGCATCACCTCCTTGGCTGTGCGTTACCGATCGAGTTCATGTTCTACCGTCAAGGATTTGATTGGCTCGAGTCCCTCGATACTTCCAACCCTATTGTACATGCTTTGCTCGGGATTGGTTACGAGCCTGGTGGTTTGGATTCTAAAAAATCCCTCAAGCTCATTGAGCTACTTAACACTCCTGAGCCCGCGGTAGCCACTATGCATACTATTAAGCATAATATTACCTATTTCCGATCTTATGTAAAAGGGTATAGGTAATGCTTTTTAACTACCCTACTATTATAGCTGATGGGTTTTTTAAAGATCCGTTTGAGGTAAGAAAAATGGCTTTAGAATTAGAATATAAAACCAGTCCTCAAGGGGTATATTCAGGTAAACGTACGCCTAGTCTTCATTTAACACATCTTAATTTTTTTAGAGAAGTATGCGGTAAAATTCTTGACTGTTATAGCATTCCTTATACAAATTACAGCGCAAGCATGCATTTTCACACTACAGGTGCAGAGTTTGGAGACTCTGGGTGGGTACATGCTGATTCAACTAAAGGCGAAGGTTCAGTTCTAGCGTGCTTAGTGTATTTAAATCCGTTTAGTCAAAGTGATATAACATGTGGTACAAGTCTATACAGGTTAACGAATTTAAATTACGGCGCGGAAACAATACCGTATATGAAAGAATCGTTTATCAGCGGTGTAGATAATAAAAATAAAAAAGAAGAATATAATAGCAACTACATTAAAACAGTAGATGTCGGTGGTAACTTTAATAGAATGTTGGCTTATGATGCTAAGCAATATCACACCGGTTCAGGTTATTACGGGGATGATAATAACAGCTCAAGACTAACATTGCTAACTTTTTTTGATAGTATCCAGAGTGAAAGCGGGTATACTGTTCTCGATCGAGCTGATATAAGGTCATATGTATGAAATGGGTTGCATTTTTTAGTCAAACAGGCTCAGAGATTGTCGAGCTATCTAAGAAGTTAAATCGTAAGCCAGATCTAATTGTTACGAATAACTTCGAAGAGAAGATTAAATTTCACCCAGGTATCAGAGAACTGGGTGTTACAATCATGTCTGCCAAGCACGATATGATTATGAACTATTTTAGAAATCAGGTGATTTACAATGTTTCTGAGACCCTTATTAGTCTTCATGGCTACCTTCGCATTTTACCAGCTGATATATGTGAGAAATACGAAATATATAACGGCCATCCTGGAGCAATTGATCTCTACCCTGAGCTAAAAGGTAAAGACCCGCAGGAAAGAGTATGGCAAGAAAACGACAAGTATACTATAATTGGCAGTGTAGTACATAAGTGTACTGCTGAATTAGATGATGGGGCTATTTTAAAAGCTGTTCATCTACGTAATAGAAACTATAGTAAAGAAGATCTTTATGCTTCACTTAAGATGACATCGTTATCGGCGTGGAATTTCTTCTTGAGGGAAAAGGGATTATGAGAATTGGTATTACAGGTGCGCAATCGGTAGGTAAGACTACTTTACTAAATGCATTGCGTTCAGAGAAACTATTTAAAGATTATGTTATCTGTGATGAGGTAACTCGTCGCGTCAAGTCATACGGCTTACCTATCAACGAAGATGGTACTGATATTACTCAACGTCTTATTATGAATGAGCATATCGTTAATGTGTATATGCATGACAATATGTTGACCGATCGTACCGCTCTTGACGGTCTCGTTTACAGCACATATCTCTATAAACAAAATCAAATCAGTATTAGCACTATGAAGTACGTAAGAGAAGTATTTCAGAAAGTACGAAACTCATACGATGTTATTTTTTATATTGATCCTGAGTTTGATATTGTCGATGACGGTGTACGTAGTATCGATAAAGAATTTAGAAACGATATTACAGGGCTGTTTAGAGTCACTATTGCTAATGAAAATTTAAACGTTATCAGAGTCAAAGGCTCTGTACGTGAAAGAGTTAATACAGTTATAAATTACTTAGAAGGAAGATAATGAATAATCAAGAAGAACTGAATAAACTGGTAGGCGTTCACCTGGGTAAAGCAGGTGATGGCTCAGCTGTTAAACCTTATGTAACGCCCGATGAAGTTGATCCAAGTCTCTTGGTTGCAGTTCCTCGTCATTTGAATCGTACCGGTTATGGTATTCAAGAAGAAGAATTACCATTTGTAGGTATCGATGCATGGAACTCTTATGAGTTCTCTACCTTACAGAAGAATGGCTTTCCTATCTCCGGTTGGTTAAAGTTTACATACTCTTCAAGTACACCTAATATTGTAGAGTCAAAGTCAGTTAAATTGTATTTGAACTCTTATAATATGGCTCGATTGATTGAATCTAAAGAAGACCTCTGGAAGATTGAAGAGCAAGTCGAGCGGGATATCGCTAAAGCAGTAGGCGGAGAAGTTGGTGTCTATATTGCAATTGGTGATGTTGATACAGTTAAGCCAATGAAGGGTGACTTCATGTCACTTGAAAACTACTGTAACGTTGATAAGATGTCATTTGATCGCTATAATGAATCATCTGATATTCTTGAGGTTGTACCCTCTATTGGTCGTTATGAGAGATGGCGTTCACATTCATTGCGTTCTAACTGCCGTGTAACTAACCAGCCAGACTGGGGCGATGTCTATATTCACATCAAGGGTGAGAAGGCTGTTACACCTGAGTCATTACTTCAGTACATCGTATCAATGCGTAAAGAGAATCACTTCCACGAAGAGATTGCCGAATGTATTTACAAGCGTCTGTGGGACTTGTTAGAACCTGAAGAATTGTTGGTAACATGTTTGTATACGCGCCGTGGTGGTATTGATATCAATCCTACTCGTGCATCTAACTACCCTCTGTTAAACGAAGCACCTATTATTGATGCTTACAACTTCTGTGAAAAGACTGCAAGACAATGACATCACTTAAAATTACTGGACCTGATCCTAACGTAAACGAAATTTGTAATGAGTTTGAGTCAAGAGCCTGTCATGGCTTTGATAAGTACGGGGTAACTACCGAACGTACTGACTTAGATCTTGCACAATGGATTCAGCATTTAAAAGAAGAACTGATGGATGCAGTAGTCTATATTCACCGTATTCAAAAAGAATTGAAAGAGAAACAAGATGACTTCAAATGAAGCTTTAGCATTGCTGCCTGATGTAAAGGGTTGTGTAGTTATTTTATCTGGTGGTATGGATAGTACCATTGCTATGAGACTGGCTGTACAGAAGTACGGTAAAGAGAATGTATCTGCACTAACATTTTTCTATGGCCAGAAACAGAAGCGTGAAATCGAAATGGCTAAGATGTCTACTAACTTGCTTGGTGTAAAGCATAAAGTAGTAGATGCGTCTTTCCTAGGGGAAATCAGTAAAGGCTTTTCTGCCAACGTCGATACCGATATGGCAATGCCAACGATTAAAGACGTTCTGGGTGATCCGCGTCCGAAGACATATGTACCTAACCGTAATATGATCTTGATGTCTATTGCAGCAGCATTCGCCGAGACACAAAACGTTGATACTGTTGTATGCGGTTTACAAGTTCATGACGAGTATGGCTATCACGATACGACACAGCGCTGGGTAGATAAAGTAAATGATTTGCTATCTGAAAACCGTATCATTAAAATTAAGTTGACTGCCCCATTCAGTCAATTGTCTAAGTATGATGAGTTACAGATCTTGCATGAACTAGACGGTAACTTTATGTTGACAGCATTTACTATGACATGCTATAACCCGAATGACCGACACCAATCATGCGGTGAGTGTCCTAGTTGCTCGGAACGTATTGCCAATTTTGCTAAAGTAGGTTATAATGATCCTGTAGAGTATTCTAAAGTAATCCCTTGGCAAGACTTAATCGAAAGAATGAAGGTGTAAGATGTGTGCAATAACTGGTTCATTTAGTAAACATAAACTTGAAGATCTGTACCGGTTAAATGCATACAGGGGAGAGCTCAGCTACTCCCTTTCCGCATTTTCCTTTGACGATCGTAACGTTCGTCTAGATACTATGATGCAAGATAGAGATAAGATGCCTGACGGTCTTATTAAGAGTCTTGCCGAAGGTGAGAACAAATACTATATTGCACATAGTCAGGCGCCTACTACTAACGCCAATAATATTCACCCAGCTGTCTATGGTGATTGTATGTTGTGGCATAATGGTATTGTTAAGCAAAAGAACTTAACCGAGGGTACCTGGGATACTCAATGGCTATTGGAGCAAATTCTTAACTATGGCTGGAGTGCGTTATCCAGAGTCGATGGCACTTTTGCCTGTATGATGTATAATAGTGGAGAGTTATTCGTATTCAGAAACGAAATCTCACCTATGTTCTATGATAAAGATATGAACTTCTCATCTACCAAGGTTGAGTTTGCCGAATCCTTACCACCCAATAAAGTATTTAAAGTTAATCTTAAATACAAACAACTATCTCCTGTCGCATATTTCGAGACAAAGGAGAATCCATATTATATTCCGGAGAATGCATGACCACTTATAAAATGAACCCTGATGCTTTTAGTATGAAGCATGTAATGGGTGAAAGTAGCAGAACTAAGTTATCTAACGTACTTGATGAAGATATTCAACCTAATGCTGTAGATCTACGTCTTGGTAAAGTATTTCAAATTAAAAACGAAACATTTGAGGTAAGTAATGATCACAAGAAACATCGAGGCTCTGAAGAAATCTTTCCAGACGGAGAAGGTTATTATACGCTACAGCCGGGGAGTTATGAGATCGTTATGGAAAACATCATCCAGGTGGGTGAGGGTGAGGCTGGTTGGGTCATTACTCGTAGCACTT